GCATTAAGATAGTCATTATAATTTTCAACTATAAATTGATCATACAGTTTTGGTTTACTTGCTACAATATTCCACTCTTTTCTATTAACTGGAAATCTAAATTCTATTTCTCGCTTGCTTAATTGAACATTTTTACTTAATAAAAAGATTCCATCATATGTTTCGTTTCCATCTTCTTGATGTATAAATGCATGATTATATTCTCTATCATAATCATGATTATGATTCTTTTTTGAAAAATATAAATCAAATTTAAAATTATCAACTGGTGTAATATTCTTCGATGTCATCCAAAACATCTCAGTTGTGGTATTTTCTAACGCATCTAGATATTCTTGATATGTATCAATTGTGAAGATGTCATATAGCTTTGGTTTACTTGCTACAATGTTCCATTCTTTCCTATTAACCGGAAACCTAAATTCTATTTCTTTTTTACTTAACTGGACATTTTTACTTAATAGAAAAATTCCGTCATACGTCTCTTTCTCATCTTCTTCATGTATAAATGCATGATTTGAATTTCGATCCTGATAAAATTCATTTGTTCGTTTTGTAAAAAATATATCAAATTTAAAATCATCAACCGGACTGATGTTTTTTGACGTCATCCAAAACATCTCAGTTGTAGTATTTTCTAATGCATCTAGATATTCTTGATATGTATCGATTTCAAAAATATCATAAATTTTAAGTGGTGTACTAGATTGTATATCAACTTCTTTTTTGTTTAGAAAAAATCGATATTGAAATTCTCTCTCAGATATCGATGCTGTTTTAGGTACTAAACACACACCGTTAAAAGTAGTGTCATTTTTAAACACATGTATGTATTCTTGATCCCAAGTCGGAACTTCGTAATCAAAGTTAAAACTATCCTTTAAAACGATGTCATCCCATACTACCCAAAACATCGATGTAAAAGCCTGAGATTTTGCTTCTGTTAATGTGCTAGCGTGTTTTGCAAAAGGATAACGTGTACGAAGTTTTTTTAACCCTGCAGGAATATCCGATATGTAAAATATATCGTACATTAATCTCTTCTCAAAATTCGTCTATTGTTATTATATACTGTTTTGAAGAATGTAGAACTGTCGGGCTCTAGATCGGCAATTTCTAATCCACATTCTCTTTTTAAAGTGTGTCCTAATCCTAACACTTCGTAAGGCAACATATCTAAATCTATAGTATACTTGCTATATTTTGATTCCCATTGTTCTGTTAACCAATCAAAATCTCTAACTAGACTATAATCCCAATCAGTACAATTTGTAAGATATGCACCTTCTCGTGCACCATATATAGACCATATTCCGTGTTGAACATCCATGCCGACACTACACCAAATTAACAATCGCTGATAATTTTGCCACCAAACTTTTTTAATATCTAATGCTTTTGCACCTTGATCAAGGCTCATCTTTACGCCTTCTCGAAATCCTGCTCTCCATGCTTGAAACGGGCTTGCATTTGTATAGCTTTCAGAATAGCACTCGTTGAACTGAAAATACCTCTCATCAAAACAAAATTCAACTTTTCCTTTAATATCATCAGGATCCGAATTTTCATGTGTTCTCATTTCGTTAACAAACTTTCGAGTCCACATTTTTAAACCTCCGTTACCGTACATTAATCCGTTAACATGAACTTTTCCGCACCAACTAAAAACATGATCTTTTGTTAATCCTAACTCATCTAAATTTAGTTCTAATCTCAAAAACTTTGGATCTACTATATTATCGGCATCAACTGTAACAAAATATTCTGTTTCACTTTCTGCTGCACATGCCTTATGAGCTGCATCACTACCTTTTACTCCGTGTACTCTCTTTGCCCACGGAATTTTACTTAATAAATCTGCATAGTTTTTTTCAGCGTTCGGTTCGTCATAGCTGAGGAAAATTATATCTTGATCTATAATCTTAATTATGTTACTCATATACTGTTTTTAGCCCGTATGATTTAAATACTATCTTTGAAGATATCGATAACTTTGTAATATCTAATTCTTTTTTACTTGTAAACTGAAATTCAATGTTTTCTAAATCTAATAAATCTTTTATATCAATATACATAGTTCGAATTAAAAAATCAAAATCATTTTCTAATGTAATAAAGATTACTATTTTTGAAAGTAAAAGCTCTGTTTTGTAATGTTCTTTTACAGAGCTATCTAAAGAAACTACCCATTTCTTTTTTGGTAAATTCCATTCTACTACTAACTCAGAAAACTTTTTTGTTTCTTCGATCCATTCGAATACATTATTTCGAAACACATAATCTTGATCTAATACCGGCATTATACATTTAATTGTAATACCATTCTGCTTCTTTCTGCCAACAATATATTCAGAAAATTTCCATTCTCCTGATATTAACTTTGTTGCTTCATATTGCGGTATTTCTATTCCGTGTTCATAGTCGATACTTTTTTCGTTAGACACTGATAAAATTTCACCGGACTTTTGATCGTAAAATGCATAAAATTTTACTGGAATGTCAATGAACTTTTTCTTTGCCATTTACTAATCCTTCTAACTTTTTAATCATTTGCGATGTTAAGAAACTATTTTCTATGTAATGTGCAATCTTCGACTGTTTAATATTACCGATTACTAATTCTCCTCTAGAATTAAATGCACACGGTACAGCATCTTGCCAACTTTCAAATAATATCGGCCATCCTTGTATCCCTGGTTTTAGATGTATAAATTCTAAGGGAGAACAGTCGTCAATAACTGTTTCGTTAACTCCAAATATTTCAATTGCTATTGCTGTTGCTAAATCCATACTTAAACAATCTTGATATTCTTTTAATGCAAATCGATCATAACACCATTGCCAGTTATTACATACAAATTCCAAAATTTTATAAAAGTCGTGTGTTTCTTGGCATTTTTTAAAATAATGCAATGCATAATACGGACTTGGCAAATTGTTTGCAGTAAATGTTTTTCGGTAAACATTAGTTGTATCATTAACTACTTCTAATTTATAATTTTTAATTCTCGAACAAAATTTTAGATTATAATTACTACAATAATCCCACCATTGCGAGATATCTTCTAATATTAACATATCCGAATCTAATACAATTGTTTCGTCGTACGGAGTTACATGATATAATTTCCATCTATGTTCCCCTCTATATCTTGTAACTTCTTCTGTGTTAACCCAAGGAATTTCAATTATATGATCAAATACTTTTTGGTGTTTTTTAATTACTTTATCGTTAGTAACTAAAGACACATTTGTTACGTTTTTTTGACTATTTTTAATAGATAATGCTAGAGCATACGCTTGCTGAACATAATTTGTATCTTTCGTATTTTGTGCAAATATTAAAAATCCTTTAGACACCGGTACCTCCATCGATAAATCTTAAAAGGCTCATTTTATTCATTACGTGAACATCTATTCCTGATGTTTTTACTGCAAGATATTCACCATAACTATTTGGTTTTTGAATTAAAAATTGCATATCAGTGTCATTCATATCGATCAAGTAATCTTGCTCTAAAATATATGTCATTTTACCGGGTAATTCTGTTGCAAATTCACCGTTTGTTTTACCATTCATTATGTGAATTGCAATACTAAACGAATAATCATTTCGATATAAGATCGATTCAATGTTATATAATACTTTGAAGTAGCCCCAGTTTTCTTTTATGTAATTTATCAAAGTAAAGAAACATTCCATTACCGGATGTTTTTCAAATACAAATGCAGTTGCCCAATAGAATGGGACAGAATATGGATTTACCCGAGTAAAATACTCGTCTTTTCTCCATTGAGACAAGTCAAAGCTATTGTGATAAATTTGAAACAATGCATCTCGGTCGAATGCTTGTTTTAATTTTGAAGAATTGATAATAAAATCACTGTCAATTACTAGAGTTTTTTGATAAGGTGTAAGTTCGTATACTTGATTTCGTGAGGTATTTTTCCATTCTACTTTTTTAGAACTTAATGTACCGTCATAAAACAATTTTTGTGTACAATTTTCGTATGGAATCTTGATGATCCTATCGAATGTATCTTTAGGATATTCTAAAAAAGAATCAGGATTATCTGTAATAATGCTAACAGGAAGATCTAAATACTTCTTAATTCGTACTGCACAAAAGTATGCTAGTTTACTGTAGTCAATAATTCCATTATTTTGAGCAAAGATTACTGCTCCATTCATAACGAGACAATATCCTCTACTCTTCTTTTGTTTTTTATGTCTGCAAATCGAGTAGCATACTCGTTTACTGCATTAAAATAGGTATTTACAACATCATCGTAAAATTTATTAACATCATTTACAATTACAGGAAAATTATTTGCATCAATAAAGGCTGCATCCTTAACAATTCCTCGATGAATCATTAAATTAGTAAAAGATATTAATTCAGGAGTTATTTTAAAAGTACCACCGTTAATGTAGTATACAGTTTTTTGTTCAAATTCTTCTAAAATAACACGTCTTTGATTTGATAAAGATGCAATATAATTTGCTACATCAAAGGCTTTTTCAACTTTTTCATCCATACTTAACCTCTTTTAGTGATTTTACACTAAAATAATTATCAGGTCAAGTATTAAGATTACTATAAAGTGGATGTCGGTGATGTTGGCTGTAAAATAGATACATTACTACCGGTTGCACGATATGTTTGAACTGTGCTAGTTAATGTACCGTCGACTGATTCGTCTGTTCCCCAAGGTGGATTTGGTTGTCCTGAATCGTCGGCAAAATATATTGTAAAAGTAATTTGATTTCTATTGGTTGTATCATTTACTCGCGCATTAATGTAATACTTGTTTGGATAATAAGATTCAGCCGATGTTAATGCTCTAGTAAAAATTGTTTGATCAGAAGTAGTTAAATCATAAAAACCAATACCTGACCCTGTACCCTGTCCTGATGTTGATGTAGTATCATAATCAAACGTAATTGTACCCATGTTTGTTAATAGAGTTGTCCAAGATGTATTCTTAGAACCGCTATTTCCTCCGGTTCGACTTGCAGTAAACTCTATCTTTCCTCCAGAGTTAAAGAAGTATCGTGAATTATATGTTCCTGGATAAATTGTTGATTCGGTAAAGTTAACAACAACAGTATGCGACACTACAGTATTCCACGACGCCACCCGTTGAGCCGAATTAATAGTTGCCCTAGTTGCTTGTCCAGCAGGTAATGCAAATCTTCCAGGTCCAATTGCATCCGATACTAACTTGTATTCGTCATAAATTTCTGATGCTAATGTTACGTTTGCAGCAGGCGTAGTTAAATTGTTTGCATAACTAGTATCAGTTTGATGTTGTATACATTTTAACAAATCATTTCGTAAATTTTCCCATTGAGATATCGAAATTCTAGTACCTGTTGATACTTGAGAACTAGTTACTGATTGCCCGTACCCATAAGTTCCGGATCCTTGTCCTAACACAAGTGCTGCCGACGATTGCAATGCATTAAAATCCGACGCTAGTATTAGAGTATTTTTACCTGCCATAAATTATCCTTTGTTTATTTAATCTTAAAGTATTACACACTCGACTAATTTGACGTCGAACGAGCTATTTGACTCTAATGCAATAGCAAATACTCTACTATCTACTGTATTAACTATACTAGCTGTTCCGTCTGCTGCTGCTACTAATGAATCTCCTTTATTAACAGGTCCACTAACTTTAACAGGAACTCTTCCTTTTAATGCAACATACACGCCGCCTTCTAATTCTGAATTCATCATATATGCAGGATTTTCAGATATAACACCAATTGCACGTTTTCCGTATGAGCTTGCTGTAATTTCTTTTTCTCCGCCAACAACCATTACTGTACCAACTTCGTAATCAGCATCAGGTAAGTATTTTTCTGCTAAGTCTGCGTAATTTGCCGATGTTGCTGTACCTACAAAGAACGATCCTTTAATCGCACCTGCCGGAATTACTGTCGAATTAATTGTTTGTTGTGCAGAAGTTCTTACAACTACTGTTCCCGAAGATTGATATTCACTTGCAGTTGCCGGTGCCGGTGATAATTCGGTATTAACTACCATCTTATTAGCTAAAGATGCTGTTCCTTCAAAGTCATATGCATATACTTTCTTAAACTTATAAGAAACTGTACCTAAATCAGTGACGTTATCTTCACCCGGACGAACATTAAGATCAACTAACTGCAACGGAGTTCTAGTAGTAGAGTTTACAGTTGTCTGGAACTTCATTGTTCCGCCTGCTTGGTTCCTAAAAATTGGCGTTTCAGCACTTTCGTTCTTAATAAGTAACTTTGGAGGATTAGTTGATCCTACTGTGAATCCGTCATCTCCAAATGATACTACACCAGTAAATGTTGCATCACCTGTTCTAACGAAGTCAGATTCAGTATATCCGCCCAATCTCTCAGCATTTGTAGCAGTTCCCCAGAATCGATGTGCCGATGTTGTTTCACCGATATGACTTGGATCATCATTATTAGTATAAATTAATGTTAAACCTTCATGTATCTTTGAAAAACCTGTAATATCATCTGTACCTGGCTTTAATGTAAATACCGGATCAGAACTAATAATGAATACAGTAACTCCGTTTGCAACACCTTCAACAATTGCATGTGTATTACCTAAAGTATCTGTTACCTTTCTTGATCTCATCTGTGTAGTAGCAGAACCAGGGATTCCTTGCGGCCCAATTAAAACATATTTGGATCCGTCCCATACATAAAATTGATTATTAGTTGTATCAAACCAAAAGTCTCCAACAGATAACCCGGAAGGTTCTACAGTTCCGGTTTCGGATCCTCCGATAGTTCTAAATTTTAAACCATCGTAAAATTTTACTTTACCGTTAGATGAATCATACCAAATTTGTCCTGCAATTGGTCTCGGAGGAGGAGATGAATTAGCAAAGTTTTCAAGCATGAACACAAAATTTTCATTTTGTACTTCACCATATCCGGCATAGTTTTTACCGATTAACTTAATGTCTAATCTGTTGTCGATAGTACCGTCTGTAATAACAGTAATCTGATCTCCGTTATATTTGTTTATAGTATATGGCATGTTATAAATCTCTTAAATCTTTATGTATTTATTCCTATTAACTTGGATAAGGAAGGTCGAGTACATGAGACCATATTCCGCTAACCATTTGATATTCTCTGACGATATACCCTTGTGGTGCTATAGCAGAATCGACGCAGTAAATTCGACATATTGTATCATCATCAACATAATCTGACGGATACACAATGTCTAAAATTTTTGATCCTATTAATGTAGTGCTTAGTCCTGTTGTATCTGCATAAAATGCTACTTGTTTTGTTCTTACTTCTGAGGTTAGTGTTTGATAATTAACTGCATCAGTACTGCTTACAGGGTCCGATACGCTAGTAATTCTTTTACTACTAACATCAACTGTTCCGCTACCTTTCGGTGCTAATGTTATTGTTCCAGTTGCGCTTGAAGGGTTAGTATATGTAACTATTGAGATATTATTCATATCATCATGAGTTATAACTAATTTTGCTGCAACTAACGATCCTAGTTCTCCTATACTATGCAACCCAGGCGCAGATACTACCGATATACCTAATGCAGTTTCACTTAAAACTTGAGATCCGTCAATATGAAACGCCTTACCAGATAATAAATCGATGTTTTCAGACGAAGTCCATGCTGTAGTCGATTGCTGCCATAACCATGTTTTATTCCCATCTAAACCGGCCTGTAGAGAAATACCCCCTCCATTAGCAGTACTATCAGTTGGGGTGTCTACTTTGCCTATTTCGAATACTAAATCTTCAATGTAGATGTTAGTTGTATTAATCGTAGTAGATGATCCTTCAACTGTTAAATTTCCACGTATTCTTACTCCCCCGTTAACATCTAATGTATCAGTCGGTGTTTCAGTGTATAAACCAATATGTTCGTTATATGCATCAATAAATATCGACGGCTTTGTGCCTAACGAATTCAACATATTGATCGAAAAATTTTGATCACTAATAGTTGAATTTATTCGCACACTTCCTGTTGTAATGTTAACTTCTAAATTTTGAGTTGGTCCTAAAACTAAAGGTACACTATTTTGAATAGTAATAGATCCGCTAGCAAATGTATCTTCAAATGCTGATAAGAAGCTTTCAGCAGTTCTTAATGAGTCGTCACCTGCAATCAGAGCCGATGCCTTTGTAACCGGCACGTCATAACTTATGCCACTATAAGTGCCTACATTAAATCCTACATTAATTTGTTTTGGTGTTAAAGATGTAGAATATCCTGCAATAGGTGATGCAGGAATAAATTGATCTTTACTATAAATTCCTATTAATACTTCCGATACATATAATAAAACAATAGTGTGTAATAGTTGATTAGTGTCGAATACATCCTCGGCTACAAACCCCGAGACTCCCTGAGTGGATGAATATATAGGTCCTGCTAAAATTCTACTCTCGCCGTCATAAAAATGAACTTGTTTTTTAGTACTATCAATCCATATGTCGCCTTGTGTAAACGAGGTAGGCAGTGTTCCAGAAACAATAGTGCCTCCTGATACCTTAAAAGTCGAACCGTCATATACTTTTAATCTTCCTTCCCCAATATCGTACCAAATTTGTCCAATAATTGGATTAGCTGGGCTAATTGAATCTGCAAAATTTTCTAAAATATGAACTAAATTTTCGTTAATAAACTCTCCGTAAGAGCTAGAGTTTTTACCTATTAATGTAATATCAGTTGCTGTTTGATTAATTGTACCATCAACAACTTCAACTAGTACACTCCCGTCGGTTTTGTTTATAATATAGCTCATTCTGCAACCCCAGTATAAATTATGTAGTTAATAGTTAAATAAGGATTCATAATGTTTAGAGGCTGTGATAGACTTGTTGATATCACCCCTCCACTATTTGGTAATCCGTATCCGTCAATAGTGCCTGTTGGCAATCCTCTTCCTGGTAAGGCATTGATGTCTGTTGTTCCTGGGACACCGGCTGCATAATATTGAGCCGACGAACTGCTCATATTGTGTTTGTGTTCCGGTAAGTTATTAAGTTGTATTGTAGTTTGCTCAGATCCAGAACCACTTCCTAACGAGTCAGCTACTGCCGAAGTAACACGGTTTGAAGATCCGCCGCCTGCATCTATTAATACTTCTGGAGAGTTTTTATCAGGAATGGTTTTTTCATTGTCCATATTGTCACGGCCTAATGCAAATCTACCTCTCAAATCAGGTAATGCAAATGCTGCTTGTCCCGACATGTTACTAGATGGTTTATATGCATAACCGATAACTTCGAATAATTTAATATATCTCGATATACTAACTTCACTACCGTCACATAGTAAGTATCCAGACGGAGGTGTCGGACCGGCAAACGGAAATATTGCACCAACCGGTACTGTCGGTATATTTGCAATAAAAGATGCTTTTGTTGTCTTTTTAAGACCCGGACTAACGTTCCCACCTCTGTATACAATTAACGTATCGCTATCATATGTGTCAAACACTTCGGTCTTAGCATTAATAATATCAGCACCGATAATAGTGTTAAAAGTAACTGTGCCGTCGGTCGTTTCGCCGTCGAATTGTATATCAGGGGAAGAAGTGACATCGCCTCGAATTCTAAAAGTTGTTGCATTTTCTAATTTTTTTGCAATGTCGGCTGTACCGGATAGAGGTCCTGAAAAAGTTCCTTGAACATTACCGATTATGGTACTTGCCCAAATATTTCTAAATCTAAGACTTGATGAACCTATATCGTAACTATTCGTTGCACCGGGCACAATAACACTAGTTCCAATTATTGGACTACCACTATGTAAATCTTGTAATTTATTAAGAGTAATCGGACCATATGTAACAACACTATCTCCTAAGAACGATTTACCATTAATTGATAAACTACCTTCAGTGGCAATACTGTTATTTTCGTCCCCTAGGTATGTTCCATTCGCAGAACTTCCGGTATTTGTTACGTAAATATTACCCGAAGATCTAAAATCTCCCTTAACATCAAGTGTAGCAAGAGGATTTACATTATCCGGACCAATTCCAATTTTTGTATTTGACCCAATCGATAGTGCAATGTATTCTCCTGGGTTTAACTCAGCATCACCCGCGTGATTCACGCGAACATTGATATTTTTACCGCTACTTTTAGAATAAAATAATGTAGATGTATCAGTGCTTATACTGAAAGATAAATCAGCACCTATTGATATTCCATTTTTTGATCGAATATTAAACTGATTGTTAGTAGTACTTGTGATATCACTTCTTAAAAAGTTACTAGCATCAATTGTAGATCCATTAACATTTAATGCATCTGCCTCGCTTGAACGTCCCCAAAACTTCGACGGATTTGTTGCACTTGCTGAATCAACCTTGCTTAAATTAAGTCCTTGGTTGATAGCAGGAAATCCGATAAGTGTTGTCTTTGGAGTAAAAGCGGATTTACTTACAATTGCAATTCTTTCATTTTCTGCAAAAAGTGTTGTTACTAAATGATCAACATTGTCAGTATCAGTGATTGTTTCTGTCTCTGGCCCTGTTTTAATACCGTTACTATATTGAGGTCCTACAAGCAACCATGTCGATCCTGACGAAATATATAACTGTTTCTTTAGTGTATCAACCCATATATCACCGGTTGTATTTGTTAATGTCGGTGCTGTATTAGATTTTTTAATCGATCCCGTCGGAGCCCACTCTGTTCCATCAAAGACTCTTAATATGTTTGTTCCATTATCATACCAGAGTTGACCTTCTACTGGATTTGCCGGTGATTCGTTATTAGCAAAATTTTCTAATAAGTGTAAAAAATTTTCAGCTATCGGCTGTCCATATCCCGGATAATTTTTACCCACGAATCTTAAACTTGTCTGTGTGTTTAGTTGTTGATCGTCAACAGTTAGTGACGGTTTCGACGGATTAGATGTTTCAGTAAATTTGACTTGATATGTCATATTATACTCCTGCCAATCCTGTTAAACTTTGAATTCTAACAGTATAATCTATTTGAATTAATCTGTTTAACGACTTTTGAACTGGATGAAAAATTACATGAGTTAGTAATAGTTGATTTCCAGTTGTACTATAGGACTTAAGACCTAGTTCATCAAAAATATAAGCTGCATCGTTATTTGTTGAGTTATCAAATGCTAACTGGCCTGTTGGTTCGCCGTAGTCTAATAAACAAGTTACAAATACATCAGTATATGTTGTTCCAGTTACATGTCGTGTTTCGATAAAATTTCTAGTCGGATCAACATTATTATCAGATCGATCATCGACAATTTTTTTATAAGTTTCGTTATATAAACTAGAATTTGAACCTGAACTATTTGGAGTCAAATATGTAATAATTCCTGTCGGATCTATTGCGGTTCCGCCGTTCCCTAATGCTAATTCATATATAAATCCTTGTCCACTATTTGCAATACTTTGTGCCATTGCAATACTCATGTTTTCATAGTGAATTGCATTTCTTTTGTTTACAAAGGTAACTTTTTCAACTGGATCATGAATATGTATATGACCTTCTATGTGGAACCCGGTTAGATCATTAATTTGCATAATACTCTCTCTTTATTCAATATTTATCTATATGAATTATATGCTAAGTTAATTGGTGCTCGATAATTCATCTGCTTTTACAGTAAAGTATGCAGTTGTAGTCGAACTTAAATTTGTTGCTAATACATCTATTTGACTTGTATTTGAATTCCACTGTGCATTAAACTCACATAACGATGCTAATCCTGTGTACACAATTCCGTATACCGAGCATGTTACTACATTGCTATTACTTCTAGATACTATAATTTCACAAGATTGAACTTCTCCTCCGCATTTAGCAAGTACCAATAATTTTAAAGTTTGCGAATTTGCGCCAACTGACGAAAATATAACCGATGTTGCTGACTGTAATACTGTGCTTGTTTGAGGTTTAGCCCAAGTATGTAAATTACTGTAAAGAATACCGGTGTCGTCAAATGTAAAATTATCTACTGTTAGACTAGGAAGATCAAGTTCTCTACTTATCGAACAGTTCAAGTTAACTGCATTATAAAGAATATCAGTATAAGGTGTAGTTAATGTCGGAGAAAAATCGTTAATCGTCGCTGTTAAAAGATCTTGTTCGGTTTCTTTATTTGATAACTCAAGAGTTGCTCCGTCAATTTGTGCTTGTACTGATATTAACTGACCCGAGATACTTAGTAATGCTGCTGTCTTCTGTGAACTTTCAGGTTGCGAATTCCAATATGCTTGATCGTCTAATAATTCTTGTTTTTGTAATTGATAACTCTCTAGAGATCCTTGTAGTATAATAATTTGATTTGCTAATATCGATTGTTGAGAAATTAACGAATCATAATAACTTTGTGCTGCTTCTTCGTTCCCAAGTATCCTAACTCTACTTGAATTAAGGTTGCCAGTTAAATCACCAGTAAATGATCCTGTAAAATCACCATCAAATACTTGATCTTGTAAACTTTCGACAGAAATTGTAACACTTTTAGATACTGGATTTGTAAGTAACTGAATATTTTGCCCTGCTACAAGTGTTAACGTATCTGTTAATTGGCTTGTTTCTATTGCTTGTTGACCTGCAACTTCGACACTATTAAACGACCCTCTATTTGGAAGATTATTTGTAATTGTTATTTGTCCAAACGATTGAGTAACTAGTATCCCTTCACCGTCGTATATTCCGGTTATCATCGATTCTGTTCGATTATATAGTTCTGTAAAATTTTGATTAATTTTAACAGCACCGGATCGTAATGTATCACCTGTGCCGTCGTTTACAGATTCTCCTATATTAATTGTTTCTTTCATATTATTATCCTTGATCGAATGTTATATCTGTGCTGTCGAATGTTCCTGCACTGCTATCGAATGTGCTAACAGTCTCATCTGATTTACTTTCATATTTATCGATAGCTGTATACCATATACCCGGTGTTGCTTTTAAGAACTGTGCAATCTTTGTATCGGAATATTGAATATTATCAAAAGAATCCCAATCAGTACCTGTTCGTTTTATCACAACAATTTGTGTTCCAAAATCGTACTGCTTAGTTAATAAAATTTCATTAGTAACTCCGTTTACAGAAAATTCTGCATCAAATTGAACATCACCTTCGGGACTTTCAGGATGTATTGAACTATCATAAAGCATATACGGCTTCTTTTTTAATCTAATTCCGCCAACAAATACTTCAATTTCATCAGCTTGTCCATACCCTGCCGGAATTAATGATTCAAAAGTACTATCTTGATAATCCCATTCCACTAATTCTTCAGTTCTAGAAAGCTTCGATATGCTTATAGCCGGTAATGTTGCTCTTGCCGGAGTAAATGATAGATTTACTACATTTGAATTTCCGTCGCATAAAGATTTTTCAATAATATCGATTTCGGTGTACGGTAAAGTTTCACTAGGACCGATACATTGCACTTTAGCTCCTTTTCTGTGAATCTTAGAAGCTCCTGTTCCTAACGTTCCTCTTCTTAATTTTCCAAGTACTGAAATTTCTCTTGTACCATCTTCGTCAGTAAATTCTTCTTGAATTATGCTAAAATATTCAATTCTCTCGCCTCGAATCTCGATTACACCCGGCTTGTTTTTTGTCGGATTTGGTAAGTCAAACGATAATGCATCCTCTACCTTAATAACAAGATCGTTGTATCTTAAATCTTTTACTAAGATAGTTTGTTTGTTTCTACTCAATCTCTTAAAATGATATCTGTTTAACATATCCTTAAATTGCATATATGCAATACCAGACGTTAATACATTAGACCCAAATGTCATTATCGAATATTCATCGTTATTATTTGGCTCTTTTGAAAGAGTGATACTCGATTTATTTGGATTTAATTTGAAATCTACACTCGGGGTTAATAATGAACCGTTCTTAATTACCCAAACAAAGCTATCATCTAACACTGCGCGGTCTAACTGAATCACGCCTGTAGAAACTTTTAAGTAATTAAAATATTCAATTGTATCAGGAGTTAACGACAACTGATCTACATATTTTGCTCTAGTTCTTTGAGCATCTAAAATATCATGATTATATGCAGTAATTACTTCAACTACTTCATTATTATTATATAAATTATTAAATTTAATTCTTGCAGGAGAATCGGAAATATATTCATATTCTGCCCCTGCTATAATTGATATAATCAAACTCTTTCCTGCATATTTGTTATATACACTCTTAATTAACTTGATGTTAATTCCTTTAACATCTACTATATAATCAACATTTTGAACTAAAATATTTTGATCAGCTATTACAATAATGTCATCTACTGAGACTGAATACGGAGCAAACTTAATAGTATCTAACTTATATGTTAATCTATTGTTTTTAATAGTGTAATAGCAATTCATTGGAGATTTTAAAATCTTGTTGTTTACTCTTACAATCATATTTGATTCTATAGGTTTATTTGTTCCCGCAATATAATCTAAGGTATATTCATCGGAGCCATTAACTAAAATACGCTGAGTATTCATAACCGAGAATGTTTGTACTGATCCGTCGACTATTAAATAATTTATTAAAGAATTTTCGACCGGTGTAGTTAAGAATCGTATTCCAATTCTATTAGGACTTGGATCCGATGTTTGGAATAACTCTACTTCGGTTCCTGTAACCTGTATACCGTTAAGATAGATTAATGATACAACATTATTAGACCATCTTGCAGATGTAACAAATTCAGATGTAAATCCATCTGCAATTACATAATCAATATCAAGAATATTTAATCCGTTAAATCCAAAACTAGTAATTGAAATTACTGCATTTTCTGCAGGAGCAACATTGAATACAATCTTATTTTGAACATAATCAATTGTATATTCATCTTCAAATATGTTAATTTGTATATCTGTTAACTTTTCACTTGTTCCTGTTTCGGTCTTAACAATAACTGCTCGATTGCTGTTTATCTGTTGTGTAATAACAAATTCTGTAGTTAACCCGTCACCGATATAGTTGTCGACTTTAATATTTGCTGATCCGTTTTTAGGTCTATCAAATACTTTAATTGCAACTGCATCTACTACTTGTCCGGGGACAACTTCTTCTGTAGCCGGACTGGTATTAGGAGTTACAAATCCGTCACCGTCTACTAATATATCGTCGGCTGCTATTCCTGTTGCTGAATTATATGCTAGGTCTCCACCGCTTAATGCTGTATCATAATCAAAATCTTGAGGATTAATAGCACCGTCGCTAGTACTCTTTCTAAAGATAAATTTGTCCCCTGCACTAACAACTAATTCAGATGGAATTTCAATAGTGTCAGTTAAATTGTCACCATAAAATGTTTCCATAATTGCATTGCTATTTTCAATAGGATCTACTCCACCGTAATTTGGATCATCTATTCTTATCGGTGTGAGAGGTGATGTAATTATTAATTTACTTCCAATTGCAAGTGCATCAACTAAAAATACCGTTCCGTTTTGATTTATAGTACAATCTGTCGGATCAATTAACTCTCTTGTAAATGTAATTGTTCTTCCGGAAGGAATATCAATATAGAAGATCTGACTTAGAATAAGAACATTACCTACAATATCAATTACTTTGGTGCCAAATCCGAACGGGTTCTGTAAATCTCCGTCAACTAATACTGGATCTGTAGATATTACATCATCTATTTTAATTCCTGTCGAGTCAACTACTGTAAACTGTGTAAATCCTTTATAATTGATTACATTAGTTATAGCTGTTTTAGTAACAGAAACTTTAGGAGGATATACTACAACTGGATCATAAGAAAATACTGTTGTATTATTATTTTCACTTGTAATATCTGTTATGAATGTCTTTAATGTTGAATAATAAACATTAATTTCAACACCTTGATCTGGGATATACGGTAACGTAAAAATGTGTTTATCTGCCGATACTGTTTCTATGTAGTCATCAAAAGATCCATCATAACTATCCCACTTTCCTGAATAATAAGGAACACTATCCCAACCAAAACTTACATCAAATCCCATACCGTTGATAACAACGCCGCCGTAATCAACTCCAGTCATTAATTGAGCTAAATCTTTACCTAACTGCCCTTCGGTCGGATTGTAATAATATTGTATCCTATCAGCCGCATTTAATATAGACCAATCTTTTAGATAAGTCACCGATATAGACGATCCGCTTGTCGGCGGTGTTTCAAAAATAATCGATCCGCTATAACTAGTATACCCTCTTGAAGTAGATTTAACTATCGATAATCTATAGTTTTCTCTTAACTCTTCAATTCCGTTAACAAGAACAGTAGATTTTCCAATTCGAATATCCGGAGCCCATGTTAATGGATATTGCAATCTTGATCCTGTTCCAGTAAATGTCTCTGTTTGTTGTAAAGAAGTTAGGTAATATGAATTTGTAATTCGATCAAATTTCATTTTAAGATGATTTGACCTAACTACACTATCACCGATAATAGCTACAATTTTAGCCGGAGTACCGCCGTCTTCTAAACTTCCATTTACTTCAATCGTCGGAGCACTTAAATATCCTTCTCCGGAACTTATTAATATAACTCGATTAACTTTTCCTTGAGTAATATATGCTTTTGCAACTGCGCCACTTCCGGATAAACTATTAAATGTTAAAGTCGGTGCTGACAAATATCCAGAACCTCCGTCTACTATTTTTATTTCAGTTACTTTAAATCCTGCATTATCATACCAAAATTTCCACGGGTATGTTAGAATTTGATTTGTATTTGATACAATTTCTCCATTAATAACTTCAACATTTACTGGTTCTAATTTTCCGTTTTCATACACAGATGGTAAGTCAAAGTCAGTAAAGGCTGTATAACTATTATCTAATTTGTTGTAAGAACTTATATATTCTCTAATTTGAGTCCTATAAGGTTTTACTTCAGCAACATATGCTTCAAAATCTGATAAGTTATCGTTATTATAAGTAACTTTCTCTTTTAACTCTCCAACATTATGTCTTGCTTTTACAAAACTAGTTTTAAAGATCCAATCAACATATAATTGTTCACTTAATAAGTATCGAATTGATGTAAAGAATAAATTTAAATACTGTTCTTTTAAATTGTCGATAAAAATATTATCTCGCAATGCTTCTAAAATGTATCTAATTTCAATCGCTGCATAATCATCAAATCCTTGTGTGTCATATAATGATCCATCATATCCGTATATAGAATCAATGTACTTGTATATCGAAGACTTAAATTGAATGGTACCTTCTTGTAATCCAACAGTACGGTATGATTGTGTCCAATCACTTGAATCCGAAGTATTATACTTTTCTAACAGTATCCACTTATTATCACCGGTTCTTCTAATTTTAACAATATCGCCAATAGAAGTTTCGAGAGAATTTAATTCTGAAAAAGTATCAATTGCATGATCGAAACTTACAAATTGATTATATCCCTCTTCAAACCAATCGATATATTCCCAATATGTTCTAGTATCATATGATTGAGCTTTGATTCTTGACCAAAGTTTAGTAGTTAAGTCATAAGCATATATTGACCATCCACCGGCATTTTGACTGTCATTAGTTACTAATGCAGAGAAACTTCTAATCGATATAGTAGTATTAGGAACATCTAAATATCCGTATCCCGAAGAAATTATTTCAACTAACGATATCTGCCCTCTTGAATTAACGAAAGTTTTAATTTCTGCATCTACTCCTGAACCATTAACTACAACCAACGGACCGTCCCATAAAACTGCGTTTCCGTTTATATCATACTCTACCGGACTAAGTCTTCCGAACCCAGACCCCGAATCACTAATTGTTACTGACACAATCTTTCCATTAACAATAACCGGTGTTAATTCTGGTTCAAAAAATGCTCCTGCTCCTGCAAATCTTAATTCAGAATCAGTATCAAGAACTATATCATAGAATCCTTGTACAGGACTTGGAATAACATCATATGTTTCTAACTTCGATAAATCTCTATCTTTTGCTATCTGATACTTTAATAGTGTTCTATTCGTTTCTTCAATTATTTGTTTTAACACTTCGAATCTATTAATAAACATTCCTTGTCGTGGTCTATTTTCTATACCATATCGAACTTTTAACGGTAATGTCATATCCGGAACTTCTCGACCGTTATGATCCTTCCCGCATAAACTATCATACCATTTTTCTTCGATTTGTTTAGGTAAAGTAGTTCTAATATCAGTACTAATTACTTTCCACTCTGAATGGATATTTTGCTTAATATTATCAACTGTCCAATAATCTACAGATAAAATAATATCTTTATTTCTTAATAGAGATTTAACATTTGAGATACTAAGCGAGTTGGATCCTGTGAATCCGATATACGAATACCCTTCACCTCTTGGATTTTCTATTAAATTAGCAACATCTTCAGCTGATAAAGATCTAGAACGAATGTTCGGAACTGTCTTTTTATTTTTAACCCAATAATAATAGGTAGTTGTATAACTTCTACTAATTTTATCATATGTTTTTATAGATGAATATGCCAAATCTCCGTATAAACTCTGACCACTAATAGCGTCTGTAATTCCTGCATCAGTATCCGCTAACTCATCCCATTCCGAAGGAAGTAATGTAGTTTCTACCCATTCATAAATGTCAATACTTGCCCCTGGGAATAATCTATTCCAGTTGCTATTTTTATAAATCGAATCGTTACTATAACTGTCGATAAACTTTGCTGTTCTTAAATCCCACCATAACTGACCAACTTTCGACTTGTTCCACGAAATTCCTTCGTCAACAGTAACATCTAAAGTGCCTGTAGAATATATTGCTGGATCATAAAAAGTTTTAAATCTAATTTCTTGATCTGCAATTCCCGGAATTTTTCCTTGAGCAGGATCTAATACATCAAGGTACTTTACTAATTGATTAGTTGATTTGTTATATAAAAATGCTCGTTTAATCTTTGTAACATCAACCGAACTTTCTTGATAATGTACTTTTTTCCAAGTGTAATCATTATTTCTTTTTGCATATTCAAAAACTTTACCAGATCTTATGTTCTTATCAATTGCATTCGGTGCACTTGCTAATATACAATTACTGCCTACTGCAATACCCTCACCAAAGTTATCGATTTCATCTAAATTTTGATTAATACTTTCGCTGAATACCCATTTAGTTGCATATCGATCGTATACATCAATTCTTCCGCTGTCATACTTAGAACTTTTTGTAAATCTTGTTAATTCGTTATCAAAAGTAGTCGGTGAGTCAATTTTAGGAGAATTAGGATCGTTTACATATGTCGACGTTTGATAAGTTGACGGAGTGTGTGTCTCGTCAATGAACTCAAACTCATCAAATGTTACTGAATATGTATCATATGTAGTAGGAACGTATACATCTGCTTTAGAGCTGTAAATTACTAATGTTTTAGAATCGTTCATAAAGAAAACTTTACTTCCGAAAAATTCCGGTAATCTTTCTTTTGGATTAGTGTCAACGATATTTTGTTCTTTTACATAAACACCAGTTTCTCTAGAATAGATGCTAACAAGTCCTTGTTTAAGGCTCAATCCGTCGTATTCTGTAGACGATGCCGCTAAGTACATCGCGTCGTCAGATAATGCTAGGCTATTCCCAAATCTATCATTTGTAGATGTTGAGATGGTCTGAGCCAGCACAAATATATCGTTAACTTTATTATAAACAAACACTTTTCCCACATTAGTGTTGTTTATCGACGATATTACCAAAGTAGATAAATCATTGCTAAGATCAATAGCATACCCAAAACTATCATTTGTTGTCGTAGTTAGCGGGAATTCGAGTGCTTGTGTAAATCCCCACAAAGTATAATAAAACTCAATTAATCCAGACGGAGTATCGCTCGGCTCTTGATTTAACAGTAAGGTTGTAGAATCGATTATTTGAACTACTACGTATGTTGGGTCAAAGCCTGTACCTTTTAATTTCATCCCAACTTCAATGTTTTCAGTACTTGAAACTGTAATAGTTGATCCACCACTATTAACCGGATTGTAATATGCCGAGGCTTCGACTCGATCAATATATGAATATCTATATACTATTCCTTTGTTAGTTGAATGGCCAATTGCGCTTACAAAAAGCTCATTTTCTTTTATAGAAACATTTGTGCCAAATTTTTCATTCGATGCAAGATTTGGACTGGCAATTGTATCTAATACTGTGTATAATTTGTTTGCATCTCTTCTATAAATTGTAATAACACCTTGTTGTGTAAATGCCGAATTAGTTCCTGACTGTTCTATCGGTAGATAATACAATTTCTTCCAATACGAAGTATTTTCTTCAGGAGAATTACCTACAGGAACATTACTTTTAGCACGGTAATAGACACCATCCGACTTTACAATGTTGTTAGTTACATATTCTACTGAGATATTCCACTGTCCGACGTAATTTGTGCAAACATTTGATGCTGTCGGGGTTCCTGTAACTAACCATAAGTCATTATTAGATAATCCAATAACATCACCGGTTTCGCTATCTTCTGTAGGATATACAAATCCGACCTTTTTAGAGATAAAAGGAGGAACTACTGTTTGTTTTTGTATCCACGGAGTATTAGGACTTAACTTATTTAAAATAACAATTTCGCCTAATGAGTTCGAAACTGCTAAAACATCACTTCTATGATTAAGTGCTAGTTTTCTCCCATAGGTAACAATAGTTGATACGCTATCAATTTCTACTTCTTGAGGAGACGGATTAAGAATATCATTAGATTCATAAACAGAATTTCTTTTCCATGTTGCCCATTTTCCGTCTCCTGAGTCTAAGGTCCATATTAAATCATTTTCTTCAAAAGATTCTATAGTTTCATTAAGATCGTCGATTGTATCTAATTTTTGTTGGTCAAGTCCAACAATAATTATAGAAGTTACACTAATAGTATCGGGCAATGTTGTAGCCTGTAATGTAATATTAAATGTATCTAACGAAACTGAATCTATTTTATAAAATCCTTCGATCTCAGATCCATAAATTCCGATAATGTCTCCTTCATTATAACTTACTAATCGGTCTAATTGAATAGTTGCAGTAGTGCCGATTAAAGTCACATCTATGATAGAAACATCCTTTGGGGTAAATCGATACACATCCCAAGATGTATTTTCAAATCCGCACCATATATAATCTCGATTTTTAAATTGTTGTATTGTGAATTCTTCCCAATTAGATTGTTCAATACTCGGGACCGATCCTCGATTAGTGGTAAGAGAAACATACCTCTTACCATCATAATTTACTGTATCTTTATAATTATAAAGTACATCAAGGCTCCATTCGTCTAAACATAATAGATCTTCTAATTTTCTAAAAATAAATTGAACATCACTAGTTCTTACAAATCCCGGAGTACGGAGATATGTAGAATTACTAGTTCTGATAGGCCATGGATTAGAATTATAACCAATAGGTTTTAAA